TAACAAATACATTTACACAATGCAATCCCCTCTGCTCAGGCCCGAAAGGGACGAAGCAGGGGGGAGGCTGCGGTCAAACACCGCGTGGTATTATGCCAAGAGGGTGCGTGCTAGATCTTCCCGGATCCCCACCCAGTTCAATGTACCCACTATAGTTGGAGTTTCCGGTCGTCCTTCTGATGAGGACAAGTTTTCTACTCGTCTTGATGTATTGGGCCCGCTTTTGGCGGCAAACTACCCTGTTGTCCCAGACTCTTCGCGTCGTAACTTGCTTGCGGCGTTCGACAAGAGATGTAATTTTTACAGCAGGCGTAGAGTCGCCAAGCCAATCGTTCAGGCGAGTTTGTCCTTGTTACACCGTGAATTTCCAACTGGGTGCGAACCAATTCCTTGGTCTACCGAGTTGTTCCATACTTGGAATTCCCAATTTTCCGCTGAGAAGCAGGCTAGACACTTAGCTGTGCTACCTGGTGTCTCTGAGATAACTTCAAAGAGGTTTACCCAGAAGCAGATCTTTGTTAAGGTCGAAGCTCTTCTCAAGCGGCATGATCCTAATTGGGCTCCTCGTATTATATACCAATCAACTGACATACACAATGTGATTCTCGGGCCTATAATGCAGGCTTGTACCAAACGTATGTTTGGTCGTTTTGAATCGTCTTCTCACTCTGGGGTTTCTTACTTCGGAGCCTATGGGAAGGATTCAGATCAAATTGCAAGCCGTATTAGTCGGCACGCTACTGAGTCTACCGTTTTTGTTGAAAGTGATTTCTCCAGCAACGATATGACTCAGTTACGAGATGTTCACATTTTGGAAGTTGCTTGGTTGCAATGGTTGGGCGCTCCCCTTTGGGTTACGTCCTTGATGCTCCACGCTAATAGTTTTTGTGTTTCTTCACGGAAGCACGGGCTACGAGCGCGCATCGAGAACCAGTTACCCACTGGCGCTCAATCGACTACTTTTCGTAATACGCTATGGAACGCGTCGATTAACCATGCCTTCTGTTTGAGGGTTAAAGCTGAGGGTGATACTCTTGTTCTTGGTGACGACATGCTTATGCGATACGACAATCCGATGTCTTCCAGACATCAGCAGATACGTCGTGAGTATGAGTATGTTACCAAGTTGGCCGGAATGGACGCAAAAGTAAAAGTTCGCAGGTTTTTGTGCGAATGTTCATTCTTGTCTAAGAGTTTCATCCCCACTGATTTCGGACATGTCATGGCCCCGTTGTTGGGTAAGGCAGTGGCGAGGTATAACGCAAGGGCTTCCATCAATGACGCGGTCTCTGATCGCGCCTATTTGGCTGGTAAGTCTTTGAGTTACGCTTTCGAGTTCCGCCACGTGCCCCCCATTTCGCGGGTGTTCTTGTACAGGTACGAGCAACTGGCGCCGGATGGTATTGTCAGTTTGGATTCTATTGGATGGAATGCGAAAGGAGCGTTTCTATCTCGCGGTGTCAAGGGCGTTTTACGCGCCATCAGTAATGTTCGCATTGCTGCAAGCCGTGATGATATGACTCGTTTCTATCACATGAAGTACGGTATGACTTCTACTGACATACTTGAAAACGTCATTGCTATCGTATTTGGGAAAGATGACCTTGATGAAATCAGCTGCGCCCGTCTCTTGGAAGATTTCGTTTGAGACCCCCGCCTCCTTGCCTCAGAACTAGGTTCCTGTTGCAGGGTGATTGTATTGAACCTCCCCGGTTATGCGGATGACGCTTGCTGAGCAAAACTAAAAA